ACTAAACAGTTTAGTAGTTGCGTACTTATCCGCAGTGACGATGATTTGGACAGTATATTTGCTAGTGGAGAAATGATGGCAAAATATGCTAGCAAACGTGCTGGCATAGGTTTAGAAATTGGTAGACTACGACCATTAGGATCACCTATTCGTGGTGGAGAGATTATGCACACCGGCATGATACCATTCTTAAAGAAATGGTTCGGTGACTTAAGAAGTTGCAGTCAAGGAGGTATTCGTAATGCAAGTGCTACTGTATTTTATCCCATTTGGCATCATCAGTTTGATGACCTTATCGTACTTAAAAACAATCAAGGAACAGACGAAACTAGAGTCAGGTTCATGGACTATGGGGTTGTTCTTAGTGCATTCTTCTGGAGACGATTCAAAAACAAAGAACAAATAACATTCTTTGATCCTAATGAAGTACCTGATCTTTATCAAGCATTCTATAGTAATACAGAATTGTTTGAAGAACTATACGTTAAATATGAAAAACGTAAAGACTTGAGAAAGAAAACAATGTCGGCTGAAGAAGTATTCAAGTCAGGCATTCTTAAAGAACGAACAGATACAGGACGTATATACTTAGTGTTCGTTGACAATGTTATGAAACAAGGACCATTTGATCCTGAGTATCATACAATTTACCAGAGTAACTTATGCTGTGAAATTCTTTTACCTACTAAATCCTTTAAACGTCTGGATGACAGCGATGGTCGTATCGCTCTTTGCACATTGGGCAGTATCAATTGGGGTGCGTTCCGTAACCCAGAAGATATGCGCCGTGCTTGTCGCATATTGCATCGTAGCCTCAATAACATTCTTGACTATCAAGACTTTCTATCCATTCAATCTAAATTATCAAACGATGAAATCAGACCTCTTGGAATTGGAATCACTAATCTTGCCTACTGGCATGCCAAGCGAAGTCTCAGATACGGAGAAAAAGACGCATTGGCTGAAGTCAAGACGTGGATGGAACACTTATCCTACTATCTAACTGAAGCAAGTGTAGAATTAGCACAAGAACGTGGTCGTTGTGAACATAGTGATAAAACACGGTATGGTCAAGGTATCTTCCCTTGGGAATTACGTGCTAAAGGTGTTAACGAATTAACAAACTTTGATCCTGAATTAAATTGGGAAGGACTACGTGCCATGATGCGTAGTCATGGTGTCCGTAATGCTACACAAATGGCTGTTGCTCCAGTAGAATCAAGCAGTGTAGTAATTAATAGTACAAATGGTATTGAAATGCCAATGAGTTTAATTTCAGTTAAAGAAAGTAAAGCAGGAAGTTTTGTACAAGTTGTTCCAGAATATCATAAGTTGAAGAATAAATATCAATTGATGTGGGATCAAAAAGACTGTGATGGTTACTTAAAAACAGCGGCAGTGATTGCGGCTTATGTGGATCAAAGCCTGAGCACTAATACGTTTTATAATCCGGCACACTTCCCTGAACGTAAAGTCCCAACAACATTGATTGCTAAGAACTTGATGCAGGCACATGTTTGGGGATTAAAAACATTCTACTATAGCTTGATTAACAAAGCAGGTAGTAAGAGTCAAGATGAAACTGTATTAGATTTGCCAAGTGGCTTTAATGATATGGATGAAGAAGATTGCGAAGCATGTAAGCTTTAAGGAAAAACAATGTCAAAACAACAATACAACTTAAACACTAAAACAGATTATTTGAATAGAAAAATGTTTTTGGATCCGGAAGGTCCCGTAACCATTCAAAGGTTTGAGGAGGTGAAATATAAAAAGATTGCAGACTTTGAAACAACGGCACGTGGTTTCTTCTGGGTTCCAGAAGAGATTTCATTAACCAAAGATGCCAATGATTTCAAAGATGCATCAGATGCGGTTAAACATATCTTTACTAGTAATCTGTTACGTCAAACAGCACTAGATAGTTTACAGGGTAGAGGTCCAACTCAAGTGTTTACTCCGGTAGTATCCTTACCTGAACTAGAAGCATTGATGTTTAATTGGGGATTTTTTGAATCAAATATTCATAGTAGGTCATACAGTCACATCATTCGTAACATATATAATGTACCCAAAGATGTATTCAATACAATACATGATACAAAAGAGATTGTTGACATGGCAAGTAGTGTGGGTCTTTACTATGATGAACTACATAAAGTTAACTGTCGCAAAGAGTTAGGGCAAGATGTAAACGAGAAAGAACACATCAAAGCAATTTACATGGCATTACATGCTAGTTACGCATTGGAAGCATTTAGATTTATGGTATCATTTGCTACTAGTTTAGCAATGGTTGAGAACAAAATCTTTATTGGTAATGGTAACATTATCAGTTTAATTCTCCAAGATGAACTTCTCCATAAAGGTTGGACTGCTTACCTTATTAATCAAGTTGTAAAAGAAGATAGTCGTTTTGCACAAGTTAAATCAGAATGCGAAGTTGAAGTCTATCAACTATACCTAGATGTTATTAAAGAAGAAAAAGACTGGGCTGATTATCTATTTAAGATGGGCCCTGTTATTGGATTAAATGCAACAGTATTAAAAGACTTTGTAGATTATACGGCCGTAGGTGCATTAAAAGAAATTGGCATACGATATAATAGTCCATCGCCAAAGAGTACACCTATTCCCTGGTTTAACAAGCACTCCGATACCAGTAAGAAACAATCTGCATTGCAAGAAACTGAATCAACAAATTACGTTATAGGTGTAATGAGTGAATCATTAAACTATGATGACTTACCAAATATTTAAAAGGAAATAAAATGAAGGCAATTATTTGGTCTAAGTACCATTGTCCCTACTGCGACCAAGCAAAGGCGCTATTAACAAGTAAAGGTATACAATTTGAAGAACGTAAGATCGGAGATGGATATACTAAAGAAGAATTGCTTGAAGCAATACCGTCAGCAAGAACAGTACCACAAATCATTTTAGATGACGTACTAATCGGTGGTTTCACCGAACTCAAACAAAAATTAACAGAAAGTATCTAATGAAAATAACAATCGAATCAAATACAGTATATACATTTAAGCTTAACTCGGGAGAAGAACTTATAGCTAAAGTTGTTCAATCAGGTGGGGAATTTATTCATATTGAAGAACCAGTATCTATTGCCCCTTCACAACAGGGAATGCAAATGATTCCAAGTATTTTTACTGCAAATCCGAAGGGTGAATTTAAGCTAAATACTACTAGTGTTGCAATGTATGCAGAGACCGATGATAGCATCAAAGACAAGTACCTAGAAGCAACAACTGGCATTAAGGTACCTAGTAAAAAAATCGTATTGGGATAAAATGGCAAAGTTAAGTCGTGTAGGTGATACAAATCAGGAAGGTGGCGCAATAATGCGTGGTGCCGATACTGTATTTGCTAATGGAATTAAAGTTGGATTACATGTTAGTTCTATAACGCCACACGCTCCTTGGGCCAAAAAACCCCATCCACCTCATAAAGCGGCAACAACTACTGATGGTAGTCCAACTGTGTTTTGTGAAGGTGTACCAGTACTCAGAGTAGGGTCAGGAAACAGTTGCGGTCATAGTATCGTACAAGGTAGTCCTGATGTGTTTTGTCCATGAGCGATACAGGAAAACAAAGCCCATTAGGCGTTAATACATTAAGTTCATTATTACAAAATATTGGATTTAATATTAACCCTATAATGATTGATTATGTAGGTAGCAGTAATAGCGTTACACAATACACACCTGGTAGTATTATTACTATCACTTGTTTATTACCGTTAACATATGCTATCAAAGATGCTTATACTAGAGGGCTAGTTAATAGCACAACTTACAATAATCTAATTGCAATTGGATCGACCTCAATTCCCGGAATGGGTAATAGTCCTCCAACTACTTTTAATTGGACAGGATATCCCAATTGGGCTAGTAATTACACATATACTAATTCAGTAACACAATGGGGTTATACCAGATTATTTGCATTGCAAGCATATAATGAGTTTAACTATAATAGTGGGTTGTCATTGGGCCCAGATAAGTATCAAGATTTTCTATCTGGCTTCATGTCAAATTATAGTTTTATCGAATATAGTAATGATGCTATTTTAGCAGTAAATAATTCACAAGACTTTTTAGATGGTACATATAGTAATATAGACGATCTAATTACAGGTGATATTACCGGGGTAAGTGTAGCAACTACTATATTTGGACAAGATTTAATTACTAGTGGTAAAGCAATTAGTCTACAATCTATTGCGACATTTGGTTTACCCAGTAATCTATTAATGACATTACAAAAAAACAATTGTATTACTTCTTCAGTAAGTCTTGCATTAATTGCTAGTGGTATATCAGTATCAGAATTGAGTGAGATAACATCATTAGCTGTACCTATATCTAAAGAACAAGAACGTAAAATATACGGTGCATTTGGTATTATATTAGGACAAGATTTGAAAGATGTATTAGTGTCATTAAATTGTAAGACAGTTGGTTTGGAATCACTGGCTGATTTGTTAAGTCCAATAAAGTTGTTCCCTAATAGCTATAAAACCTTAACAGTTCCTGTGTACAATACAGTCGGTGGCAATGCTAAT